TGTTGCAAACCATCCTAAATTATTTGGGTCACCTAATTTGTTTGCTAAATATGCCATATTTTTATATTTTTTTATTTATTAATCCATGTTTTTGAGCTTCCATAATCATCTTAGGTACTTTATCAATTACTATATTTGTTTCAAAAACATTTTTTCTATTTACTTCAATAATTTCTTCAAGGCTTTTTTCTAAATTAGACACCAGTAATTCTATCTTTTCTGAATTACCTTTACTAACGTTGGTAACATGGTCAACAACTTTATCTAATACAATGGTGCCCGCTCTTAGTACCTCAAATTTATCCAATGCCAAAGTAACATCAGATTCTAATAGTGTTTTTTCAGAAGTTAAAATCTCTATTTCTTTTTTTAGAAATGGAATCTTTGATTCCAGTGCTGTTTTTTCAGATTGCAAATTAGCAATGTCTTTTGTAATAAGTGGTTGCAATTCGATCTCTTTTATTTTAAGTTCTTCAATCCTTCCCGTAATTATATTCATCCTTGTCTCAATGTCAGTATTTGAATTAGCCAATTCTTTTTTTATGGTTTGAAGTTTTTCATTTTCTGTTTTTAAAATAGAGTTTTCAGAAAGAAAAGCATCCCTTTGACCAGCCCACGTTTGTAGCTGATCTTTTTGTTCTTTTGTAAAATCATCCATATTTTTTAGATGTTAATTTAATATCTAAAGCTATAGTCTATAGAACCATTAAAAGTTCCACCTGTGACTACCAACTTAAAAGCTTCGCCGGGTTTACATTCGAAACGAGGTACTCCATCCATTCCTGGTTCATCTTGTTCTGTAATACCTTGACCAGCATCAAGAACAAAAGCTGCAAGGGTTCTGGTTCCCGCCATAACTGTTAAATTTCCTGCTCCAGCTAAATCACCAATAAGTTCATGAACATAGATATAAGCATCGTCTTGTGCTGCAACTATAGTAGTTGTGCCGATTGCGGCTGCTACAGCAGCTGATGTTTTTTTTGAGTGTGCATCATTTTGAATTCCCATATAATTTAAAATTTAATTAATTATTAATTACTCTATCTTTAACTCCGAACATCAGAGTTAAGGGAGACTAACTAAATATTTCTACCATAGGTTTTAGTTTTTCTGTGACACTCAGCACATAAAGTTATAACATTATCTTTATTGAAACGAAGTTCCTTGTGAGTAGCAAATGGTTTTATGTGATGAATTTCTAAAATAACTCTATCACCTGGTTTTCTTTTTCTTCCACAATCCTTACAGGTGTAGTTATCTCTTTTAAAAATCCTTGCTCTGAATTCTTTCATTTCTGGAGAATGTCTAATTTTTTGTACTTCAGAGGTAATTCCACCTTTCCAATTATTGTTTTTTTCTCCAGTATTATATAAAAGTTTTTTACCTTTTGACCAAGGGATATTTCCTTTTTTAAATTCCGTTTTAGAACTACAATGTTCCCCTTTTTTAAAATGGGTCCTCCCTGTATTAGTGGTTCTTCCTTTAAGAACCTTTCTAAGGTGAAGCTTTTGTTCTTCAGACATAGGTCTTAGACCTCTGAACTTAGAAACTCTACCTTTGTTAATACAGGGATTTGAACAATACTTCATTGTTCCCCATTTTTTTCGGCTAACATTTACCTTTTTTTCAAAATTATTACCACACGTTTTACATTGTTTTGTATCTGTCATACTTATTTGTATTAGTTAATAATACTTTAAGTATAGCATCTACTAAATAGTTTGTCAATGCCCGTATGTAATTCCTACTAAACGGTCACACTGTCACCCCATCTCCGTCGGACCACATCCATCCTCTCAAATCAGAAGCACCCATAACAGCAAGAGAATTAAAGTTTAATACCAAATCCTGGTTACCTAGCAAGTCAATGACTGCTGGTTCTGCACGAGTTGGTAAAGCTTCAATATAAAGAAACCCATAATCTTCATTCATCATTTTTGTGTCCATCATACCCCACATTAAACCATCCATAGCCAAATTTTGGTATGGAGATAATTCTACAACTTTGAAAGTCTCTGTAGCTGGAGCGTTATTGAATAGATTCGTTTGTTGTGGAGCTAACCCCTTATCAATTGTGCCTTTAATAGTCTTAGCAAATTGAGCAGTAGTTGATCCTCTTCTACATACTAAACAATCTAATTCAGAGATCAATGGATGACCACGACCGTCCTTTTTGACTGAATGTAATCTACGGGCAGCTAACAAGGATGAATAAGTAAATTGAGGTGAAGCTGTGGCACCATCAACTATAACATTAGACCAAGCAGTACCACCATCTTCTCGTGGATGAGCTTGTGACCAATACTCAACAGCGTCTGCACCTACAGTTGAAACTGGGGTTGATGCACCTACGTTATTGATTGGAGTCCAAGTAAAGGATGTCTCAAATCCTTGTGACAAAAGAGATTGAGCCAAATAATTCTTCGCATGCTCAATTGCGTTCTTACCTTCAAGAACTTTCCCCTTAACAGTGCCTTTGATTTTAGCAGCTGCTGATTCGAAAAGAAAGAAATTTGTTTGGAATGTTAAACGTACTTTTTTAGTAAAGTGCATTTGAACATAATTCTTTGAGTAACCTTGAATTGGAGCATCAGATGCGCCAATACCGCCGTCTGGGATTATTTGAGCCATACCAAGTCCGGTAACACCAACGTCAGTATAAGTTCTTTCGTTGTTGTCTACCTTAAACATAAAGTCTAAGTATTCACTTCGAACTGTTGGAGAACACTTAGGTGCAATGTGTTTTAGGACATTATTTACGATGACTGCATAATCATTAATTGTTCCTACCATATGTTTTGTATTGTTAAATAATTAATTATAGAGTCAAAAACTTACCAATGATAAGTTTATCGGTATTTTCTCCGTACGGCTCGACTTGCTGTACGATGCCAACTGCGCTGGTAGTACCAGTGTTGTTGACTGCGGTTGCATTTGTTAAAACCATTGCTTGCCCATTATGGGTAGCATCCGAGTTATTTGTTACTGTGAAAAGAAAAGTATCTTCGTCTGAAGGTCGTATAATTTGAACACGAGTCAATGCGTCTGCGACTGAAATTGTTTGGTTACAAACACCTAACAAATCAGCTACGACTGTACCACTGTCAGCGTCAACTGCAAGTCCAGCTGTTTGAGCTAAGATATTCCCTAGCGTCATAACTGTTCCTGTTGCCTTGTTTTCATCACGTAATTCTCGTGTATTTTTTATGGTGACCTGTTTTACTGTTGCCATAAATTTTTTTTAGATTAATAATAATTAATCCGATAGAAGTTCGATGGCTTTTTCTTCTGACATTCCAGTTTCCATAAGTTCATCTAAGGACTTACGTACCTCTGGAGAGTGCTCAACTTTTGCTATGGTTCCACCTGGGAACTGCATTGCATTAACCTTTTCCTGTACGTTTGCACCTTTCAATACTCTTTCTTGAATGGTTTCTGAAGGTTTAAACATGCTTTCACGTGCAAGCTCTAAAACTGTCATTAAATCCTTACCACCTTTGTTTTGCCAACTGTAGTTAGAATCAACGAAGTCAAAGAATACCTCGCGAGTGTCTTCATCTTTAAGTTCATCATGCCTTCCAACGAAAGTATCTAAAGTGTTTTTAACATCACCTGCCAAGCGCTCTTTTTGGACTATTTCTTGAATGTCCTCTTTAGTCGCTCCGCCAAGCTCTTGTAAACGTTTTTTGTCAGAATCCAAAGCTTTTTCAGCATCGGTTGGTTCTACCGGGGGGTCTGTTGGCTCCACTGGTTTTTGATTCAATGGATTAACAAACCTATCAGTTCCATTAAGCGTCTTAATTTGGCCTTTTGCCGTCTTAATTTTATCTAATATTAGCTGACGTTGTTCCTCCGTTTGGGCAAGCTTTCGTTTCTTAACGAGATCCAGAAGCTCAATTCGCTTCTCAAATGATTCGTCAGACTCAAACTTACCTTTATTCGGCACACGAAATTCGTATGCTGGTGGTTTGGTTTCTTCTGGCCCTGTCGCTCCGGGTTCAGTTTCTACTGATACTTTTGGTTCAGTTTCTACTGGTCCAGTTGCTCCGGGTTCAGTTTCACCTGGTCTCACTTCGTCAACAGGAGGGGTGCTGGGATCCTCCGGTTTTGGAACTTCTGGTGTCTCCACTTTAGGTTCTTCTACCTTGACTTCCTCCACAGGAGGTAGTACGTTTCCAGCTTTAACAGATTCTATTGATTCCTCTAAAACTTTATCAAGTTCTGCATCCTCATTAGTTTCTGTTTTTATAGGTTCTATATTATTTTTATCCATATGTTTATCCTCTCGTATCGTGAAAGGTGACGATGGTTAATTTAATTATATAACTTTTTTAAAGTAATTGCAATTTACCTATCAGAATATTTTACAAATTTGTTAATTTTTTCTAGTTTTTTTCTCATTGTATCAACATTCACTGATCCCTCGGTTAAAAATGATATAGCATGTTTTTGAAAATCACCTTCAAGAGAGTCATTGAAGTCACCGATTGATGTTGAATATTTTATAGGTACAATTATGATATAAACCTCCTTATCTAACTGCCTATAAAACAATATATTGTCTTTTGGCTTAAAAACCTAGTTAAAAACCGCTACTAAATCCTCTCTATCAACTGGTTTTCCACAAGTACCTTCAAATCCGGCTGGTACTACACCTTTATAAAAATAATCTTTAGCTATGACCTCCTTGCCAAGAATATTTTTTAAAGTTGGTTCATCAATCTTTTTTTCAGCTTCAGCTTTGGCCTTTTTATCAGCTACGTTTATAGCATCTACGTCAGCTTTAGCCTTTGCATCAGCTTTTTTCTTTTCCTCTTCTTTTTTAGCATCAGCTATTGCTTTAGCTTCTGCTTTTTCTGCAGCCTCTGCTGCTTTTTTAATTTCTTCTTGTGTGTTGTTTGTATTATCCATATGTTTATCCTCTCGTATCGTGAAAGGTGACGATGGTTAATTAATTATTTTTTATTATTTAGTTTTAAATTCTTAAAACTTTTGTAGAACTTTTTAATAAAACTTTCTTGTTCTGGCTTTATCTTAGCTCTAGCTTCTTTTATATATTCTTGAGACAAGACTAATGCCGGTACATCCATGTTTATCTTTGCAATGCCATACACTTGTTCAATAAGTGCAAACTCTAATGGATAAGGGTGTTTATAATTTAAAAGAATTTTTTCACCTTTTTTCATATCCTTATCTAATATACATTCAAGCTGCCTTCCAACTTCTACAACATTTATTTTATCTGATTCAACAAAGGTTGCTTCTAGTGTATTAGAATTAACACCTCCAATAAGCATAGAGGATAGTTCCTCTGCACTTATTTCAAATGAGTTTCCAGTCTTAGGTATAAATTTAAGCAACTTTTTTTTAGAAGCCTTTTTTGAATACCCAATTTGAACTGTATAATTATCTTTTTTTATTTCTTTTCCCGTCATAAAATTATTCTTGAGATTCGTGAAGTGAACCTTTTCTAATAGCTTCAAGGTGATCTACCATTGTACGAATCATTGTTCCTTGTACCTCTAAGGTAATAGCATTAACAATAGTTTCCCACTGATTTTTACCAACTATGGGAGATTGTGTCATACAATCCTTAATTAGTTCAATAATAACAGGTGCATGCTCGCTGGTCGCTAAAGCAATTTTCTTTTGTTTTAAACTTTGTACTTCTTCAATTTCATTTTCCATATATTTATATATTAATTAATTCTTGAAATATGGGTCTCATCTCTTCTTCTAATTTACGACTATGAGGATGATGGTGTACACATAATGAAATACCATTATTCTTAACATATCTTAATTCTGGATAATCAACCCAATTAAAAATATGATGTGCCTCCAATCTTCCAGAACATTTACTGTTTTTTAATCTACATTTGTTAAAATCTCTTTTATAGACTTCTTTTCTCCAATTACAATATTCTGTTGTATCTTTGTGGCAATTTCTTAATACCAATTCTCTATCTTCTACCCATCTTGGGTTATTTTTTCCTTTATTTTTTCCAATATGTGCATCACTCATTTTTTTCTTTGACGCATCAGAGTGTTTTCTACCTACCCAATATTTATTGCCTAACGTTCTATCGTGCATTGCCTTTTTTCTTTTCTCTTTTTCATTATCTGAATAAACTCTTTTTTTAGCAGATGCCTTCATTTTTACCTTTGATTCTTTAGAATGTTTTTTAAGTTGATTTTTATTTCCAACAGGAGCTCCCATATATTTTATAATTAATAATTAACCTTGAGCTTTTCCAGCTCTTCCTATGCTCGCATCCACAGCTGAACCGAACGGTGACTGTGGTCTTGGAACCTCGTTAGGATTCTGTGGCATCAGTGGGTCTGTTCCATCTGGAGCCATTTCTTGTCCTGGTGATAAAGTCTCTCCACCTCCACCTCCACCACCGCCGGCTCTATCCTGCATGGCTGTATTTTTTGCATCCATATCCATTTGCTCTTGTTCCATCTGTCTTTGAGACTCTGAAGGTTGTTTAGCCATTATTGCATCATAATCAGCCTTTGAAATGTAATCATATATATCTCCGTTCTGAATATCAAGTAATTTCTCTAAAGCCATAAGTTGAGAAGCCGCAGCTTCTGGGTCCTTGTTTCGCATTGAGAAAATTAATGTTATCTGATTTGTAATCACTGGAAATAATCCCATAAATGTTTGCTTTTGAATCTCCAATGATGGTAACAACATTGAATCTGGATCAATAATGAAATCAATATAGTCTGACATGTGACCAGTATTTTGCATTTCATCAAATAATCCTTTTGCTGAAATCTGACGAGTATCAACATTCTCCATAATCTTACCTTCTGCATCAAAGTCAAAATTAAGTCGTAAGTTAGGAGAAGCAGCTGCAACCATTCCTACAGGAATACCTTCATCATTTAGAACCTCTTGTGATTCAATAAAATAATCAGGATTCTGTTTAGTAAATTCTGCAAGCTGGTCATCAGAGTCAATCATAAATATCTTATCTACTGGATAAACCTGTCTCATCCAAGTATTAGCAATATGAGCATCAGTCTCCAGTCCCATAACCATTGAATTTTTAGGAGGAGTTAATCTATTATATGCAGCCTCTTTCATAATGACTGTAGAGCCAAGAGTATTTTCAGTACCGGCACCAGCTACAATGTTATTAATTCCAGTGTTATCTTCAATGTTTTGCTTTTGTTTATCAGCAAAGTTTACACCAGCATCAACATTTCCAGAAGTCTTAATAACGTCAATGTCAGAACCCGGATGTTTAGGATTAACAATATTTGGCCCTCTCTTATATGTAGCAGAACCATTCTGAACTTGAGCGCCAAACAACAATGGAAATATTTCCGCTTCAACTTGCTGTGCGTTCAATGAGTTTATATATGTATAGATAGCTGTATTACCTCTCATCATTTCATAAAGACCTACTCCATATGGATCATTCATATTCTT